ATACTCCCAGTAGGTGCATTTGAAAAAGAGGTGGTAAAAGACAATGGAAGAAGTGCAATACAGATTAACATCACTGGTGTCGGAAGCACAGAAATTCTTGGAGGCACTGAAGACGGAAGCACAATTGAGGGTGAACTCGTTGAGGAGTAAACTTTCAGGCTGTGACTGCGGTTGTCAAGAGTGTCAAGAGGAAAATTCTTGAAATACTTCACTAAAGAAGAGTTTAACTGTCAACATACTGGTGAGAACCGTATGGAGGACGAGTTTTTACTAAAGTTAGACACTCTCAGGGACAACTGCGGTTTCCCTTTTGTTATCACCAGCGGCTACAGAAGCCCTAGCCACCCCATAGAAGCTAAAAAAGACGTACCGGGAACCCACGCGCAAGGCATAGCAGCAGACATAAAAACAACAAACGCTGCACATCGGTACACGTTAATAAGAGAAGCTTTATCTATGGGATTTACTGGCATAGGGGTCGCTGGTGACTTTATTCACGTAGACACACGGGGAACTGTCCCTGTAATCTGGACGTATTCCTAATGTTATTTACAAAAAGCGTAACGCTAACGTCAACGAGCACAACAACTGTTTTTGAAGTGCCTGAGGGTTACTCTGCACACATAAACTACTTGTTTTTGAGTAACCACGGCGGCTCTACAAACAACATGACAGCCTTTGTAGAGAACGATACTGACGGAGATGGCTCATATACTGCCAAGTTTTACATTTTTAACGCTAAACCACTAACCTCCAAAGATTACTTAGAGCTTTCAGACGGTGCTATGTTTATTTTACACCCTACAGACAGATTAAGAGTAGCCAGTTCAGCAGGAGGTGATGTCACTGCGTTAATAACTTTTGATTTAATCTACACTGGACTTACGTTTAATACGTCAACCACATGATTACTATAGTCGGTGCTGATTGGTGTCCTGCTTGTCGTAGAGCCAAGAAGTTAGCAAAAGAACACGAACTAAAGTACAAGTACGTACATATACCTCCGGGTCAAGCCGGTTGGGACTTAGTAGAAGCCATGAGTGGCAAGAGGAGTATTCCTCAGATATTTTACCACTTTGGTGGTTCAAAAGAGTTTAGAGAAGCCCTAAATAGCGTAGGAGAACTTATACAATGAAGTCTATCAACGAAATGATCCTCGGTTTTGCAACCGTATTCCTCATGTCACTGGTTGCTGTGGGAGCTAAAGCAGAAACTGTTGTCAACTACGACGACGGATCTACTTACACCCTGTCAGAGAACCAAGAGATCTACATCAGCACACCCAGTAGTTCTCTGTTCAAGAGACAACTGATGGGTAACAAAGACACGTTCTTTCGTGTACAGAAGCCGTGGACTAAGCGTGACTACGTACCAGTAGCAGCAGACGACTACACAGTAGGATCACACCAATGGTGTAAAGCTTACGTACCGTGGTCTGAAGGCTTATCGTTTGACATGATTACGTGGCAACGATCCTGTGACACAGACAACGACGGTAAGTACGGATGTGGTGACTCTCAGTTTGATAACTCAGAAGACGCTGGAGTTTGTAACTAAAAATAGTGACAGACTTAAACGTACAACTGTTGCCGTGGCAGCAGGAAGTCTACTCTGATCCTACACGGTTCAAGGTAGTAGCCGCAGGACGGAGAACAGGGAAGTCCCGTCTGGCTGCTTGGATGTTAATTATTAACGCACTACAATCTGACAGAGGCCAAGTTTTTTACGTTGCGCCTACGCAGGGCCAAGCAAGAGACATCATGTGGCAAACCCTGCTAGAGCTAGGACACCCTGTTATCTCAGGTTCGCACATAAACAACCTGCAGATCAAGCTGGTCAACGGGGCCATGATTAGTCTCAAGGGAGCCGATAGGCCGGAGACAATGCGTGGTGTGTCCTTGAAGTTTCTCGTGATGGACGAGTACGCAGACATGAAGCCTGACGTATGGGAACAGATACTCCGTCCAGCACTAGCAGACCAAAAGGGTTCTGCAATGTTCATAGGTACGCCTATGGGACGTAATCACTTCTACGAGTTGTACAAGTACGCGGAGTTAGGAGACGATGAAACTTACCGGGGCTGGCATTTCACCAGCTACGACAACCCAATCTTGGACTCCTCTGAAATCGACATGGCGAAGAAATCAATGTCGAGTTACGCCTTTAGACAAGAGTTCATGGCCTCATTTGAAGCCAGAGGCTCAGAGATGTTCAGAGAAGGGTGGGTACACTTTGGAGACGAACCAGACGAAGGCGACTACTATATTGCTGTGGATCTAGCTGGTTTTGAAGACGTAAACAAAAAGAGAGCTAAGAACAGTAAACTAGATGAAACCGCAATCGCTGTTGTTAAAGTTAGTCCTGATGGTTGGTACGTTAATAACATTATACATGGGAGGTGGGATCTTAACGAGACTGCCACCAAGATTTTTCAGGCCGTTAGAGACTACAAGCCCGTTAGTGTTGGTATTGAACGAGGAATCGCAAAGCAAGCCGTCATGTCTCCTCTGAACGATCTGATGAAGCGCTACGGCACGTTCTTCAGGGTCGAGGAGTTAACTCACGGTAACAAGAAAAAGACGGACAGGGTGATGTGGGCGCTACAGGGACGGTTTGAGAACGGCTACGTAGCACTGAGCAAAGGAGAATGGAACAACAGATTTTTAGACCAGTTGTTTCAGTTTCCAGATTCCCTAACACACGACGACCTAGTTGACGCACTAGCGTACATAGATCAACTAGCTAACGTAGCTTACCACTATGATTTTGAAATAGACGATCACGAAATACTAGACGTAATAGCAGGATACTAAAGTGACCAACAAAGTTTTTAGACCGTTTAACACCTATGGCATCTACGCTATTTCTGCCGTAGTGTTCTTTACACTGGGTTACAGCGTAGCAATAATTTAAGGAAAGTACTATGGCAGAAGATATCTATAGCCCAGACCCTCTGATGGTTGAAGAGTCAATTGAAGAGTGGGTAATGACCAAGTGTGAAAACTGGCGTGACTACTACGAGTCAAACTACGAAGCAAAGTTTGATGAATACTACAGGCTTTGGAGAGGACAGTGGGATCCAGCAGACTCTGAGAGAACCACAGAGCGTTCTAGGATTATCTCACCAGCACTCCAACAGGCTGTAGAGTCTAGTGTAGCAGAACTAGAAGAAGCTACGTTTGGCAGAGGTAAGTTTTTTGATATTGAAGACGACTTAAATGATCAAGAGAGGCAGGACATTATGTACCTGCGTAAAAAACTTTCTGAAGACTTTGAAAAAAGTAAGATACGTAAAGCAGTAGCGGAGTGCTTGATTAATTCTGCAGTTTTTGGCACAGGCATGGCAGAAATTGTACTGTCCGAAGAAAAAGAGATGGCTCCAGCAACACAGCCAATTTTAGACGGGCAGCTTACTGCTGTTGGTGTTAACATAAAAGACAGAGTTATGGTTAAGCTAAAGCCTGTCATGCCACAGAACTTTTTGATTGATCCGGTAGCTACTTCTGTAGAAGACGCTTACGGAGTGGCTATTGACGAGTTTGTGAGCAAGCACGGCGTACACTTGCTACAAGAACAAGGCGTGTACAGAGAAGGTTTGATTGAGTCTGCTGCTGCTGACACAGACCTAGAGCCTGACCAAGACCTGACGATTTACAACGACGACAAAGTTCGTCTAACGAAGTACTACGGCCTCGTGCCTCGTGAGTTGCTTGAGGCTGAAGACGTAGAAGTAGAAGACGACTCTATGTACGTTGAGGCTATCGTTGTTATTGCTAACGGTGGTACGTTACTAAAAGCTGAAGCTAACCCGTACATGATGAAAGACCGTCCTGTGGTAGCATTTCCTTGGGACGTAGTACCCGGAAGATTCTGGGGACGAGGTGTGTGTGAGAAGGGTTACAACTCCCAGAAAGCTCTTGACACTGAGCTACGCGCACGTATCGACGCACTGAGTCTCACGATTCATCCTATGCTTGCTATTGACGCAACACGCTTGCCGCGAGGAGCTAAACCTGAAGTACGTCCGGGCAAAATGATTCTTACTAACGGAGATCCGCGTGAAGTTCTACAGCCGTTTAACTTTGGGCAAGTTGGTCAGATTACTTTCGCACAGGCACAAGCGCTTCAGCAGATGGTTCAGCAGGCTACAGGAGCAGTTGATTCAGCAGGACTCTCAGGCCAAGTTAATAGCGAGGCTACTGCTGCTGGGATCAGTATGTCTCTTGGTGCTCTTATCAAACGTCATAAACGCACTCTTATAAACTTTCAGCAGTCGTTCTTGTTACCCTTTGTAACTAAAGCTGCTCACAGATACATGCAATTTGACCCAGATAACTACCCTGTTTCTGACTACAAGTTTATTGCTACATCAACTTTAGGCATTATTGCGCGTGAGTACGAAGTAACTCAGTTGGTGCAACTTCTGCAGACCATGAAGCAAGATAGCCCTGTTTATCCGTTGTTAATCAAGAGCATTATTGACAACATGAATCTCTCTAACCGCGAAGAACTGTTAGCCAGTATGCAGCAATCTTCACAGCCTGATCCTCAAGCACAACAAATGGCTATGCAGGCGCAAGAGTCACAGATGGCGTTTCAACAGGCTCAAACCGCAGCACTGCAGGGACAAGCCTCTGAATCTCAAGCCCGTGCTCAGAAGTACCAAATTGAGACACAGCTTGCGCCTCAAGAGTTGGAGATTGAAAAAATTGAAGCAATTACGCGAAACATCAAAGAAGGTGACGCAGACGACAAAGAGTTTGAGCGCCGCTTAAAAATTGCTGAAGTTGCACTAAAAGAGAAAGGATTAACAGACAAAGTTGAAGGAGTAGCCCGTCGTGCTAATGACACAAACCGAAATCAACAACTTCCTGAGCCAAATCAACGTAGCGTTCAAAGACCAACTGGACCGCCTGCAGAAGCTAGAAACCAAACTCGTGGCCCTAGAGGACCAAATGTCGGACCTGCGCCAGAAGGAGGACTCTAACAGTGCCAAAGGAAAAAGACCCAAGACTAGCAAGAGCAGGAGTGTCGGGGTACAACAAGCCAAAGAGGACGCCTAGTCACCCTACGAAGTCACACGTAGTTGTGGCTAAATGTGACGACGGTAAAGTTAAGACTATCCGGTTTGGACAACAAGGAGTATCAGGTGCTGGCAAGAGTCCTAAGACTGATAAGGAAAAAGCGAGGCGTAAGTCCTTTAAGGCTCGTCACGCTAAAAACATAGCCAAAGGAAAGTGTTCTGCGGCTTATTGGGCAAACAAGGTAAAATGGTGAACGTTATGAAAGTACCTGCGCCAAAAGGTTATCACTGGATGAAAAGTGGTAATAGTTACAAATTAATGAAAAACCCAGCAGACGGATACAAGCCACACAAAGGCGCGTCTAAGACTGCAAACTTTGAAGTTCAGAAAGCCCACAAAAAGTAAGGAGATAGCTATGCTTGGATATATGTCTACAACACCTAAGAAGAAAAAGAAAAAAGTAAAGAAGCCGGGGTACTAAAATGGCTAGAGGACTGTACAGCAACATACACGCTAAACGTAAGCGTATCAAGGCTGGATCAGGTGAAACTATGCGTAAACCGGGATCAAAAGGCGCTCCTAAGGCTTCTGCCTTTAAGAAAGCTAAGAAAACAGCCAAGAAACGGTAAAATTTACATAAAATAGTACTTGACTTTTAGTCAAAAGTATGGTATAATATAGGTGTACTTAGGTACACTTAATACAAAAGAGACAACCCAAGAGGCCTCAAGATGGATCAAGAAACACAGCAGTACTACGACGCATACTTTAGTCTTTTTATTACTGATGGCTGGAAGCAACTTGTGCAAGACTTTGGCAACAATGCTTTACAGATTAACAGTATAGAAGCAACTAAAGATGTTAACGATATGTTTTTTCGTAAGGGACAACTAAACATATTAGCCCACTTAATCAACATGGAAACTATCGTTACGACTAATTACGAAGAGGCATCTAAGCCTCCTGAAGAAAATGATTAAAGTATTTGATTTTCGTTGTACTAACGGACATATTTTTGAAGAATTTGTAGAATCAGGTACTACATCCAGTAGGTGCGGATGTGGTGCTAATGCTACAAAGATTGTTTCAGCAACTCATCACATGCTCGACGGTTCCTCTGGGGATTTTCCCGGCAGGCACATGAAGTGGGTACGTGAACATGAAGAAGCTGGACGAAGAGGACGGGAAGCTCAACGCGAGGAGAGTCAATCCTGATTTAATCTCCACAACCTAATAAAAATAATAGGCGGGGTAAGTTTTAAATGTCACGAGCACAATTAATAGATGAGCGTCCAGAAGAGGAAGCCACCAGCACAACTTCAGAGCTAGAGCAGGATACCATAGAGACTCCCGAAGAGGAACAACCTCAGGAATCCGACATTCCAGAAAAGTACAAAGGTAAATCTGTTGAAGATCTCGTACAGATGCACCAAGAACTTGAGAAGTTTTCAGGTAAACAGAGTACGGAAGTAGGAGAGCTTAGATCAGTTGTAGATGGCTACATTCAGACACAACTCGACCAGCAACAAGCACCTGTACAACAGCAAGAAGACGAAGACGTAGATTTCTTTGTTGATCCTAAAGACGCTGTTAACCGGGCTATTGATAATCACCCTAAGATACGCCAAGCAGAAGAATATGCTGCTGCTCACAAAAAACAGGCAACCTTGTCACAGCTTAAATCAGATCATCCTGATTTGGAGCGAGTGTTACAAGATCCTAAGTTTGCGGAGTGGATCAAAGGGTCGAAAATCAGGACACAGTTATTTGTACAAGCAGACCAAGGTTATGATTACGATGCTGCTCACGAGTTGTTTAGTCTCTGGAAAGAACGTAACAACGTAGCAAAACAAACAGTTTCTGTTGAAAAACAGGCGCGTAAGAATACACTAAAGTCTGCCTCTACAGGTAACGCCCGTGGAACAGCGGAAGGGTCGCGTAGAAAAGTTTATCGTCGTGCTGACATTATTAAACTTATGAAGACTGACCCAGACCGTTATAATGCTATGTCAGATGAAATACTGAGAGCTTATGCGGAGGGTCGAGTTAAATAGCCTAGTATTTAAGGAGATTTATCATGGCTACAGCAACTTATCCCGGAGCGGGTGGTAATACCGCATTAACAGAAGCAGCAACATTTGTACCAGAAATTTGGTCAGATGAAATTATTGCTGCCTATCAAAAGAACTTGAAAATGGCTCCCCTTGTCAAGCGCATTGCTATGACAGGCAAGAAGGGTGACGTTATTCACATTCCTAAGCCCACTCGTGGTGATGCTAACGCTAAGGCGGCTGACACTGCGGTAACTATCATTGCCAACACTGAGTCAGAGTTGACGGTCACTATCAACCGACACTTTGAGTACTCTCGTCTGATTGAGGACATCGTAGAAGTACAGGCTCTGTCTTCTCTGCGACAGTTCTACACTGAAGACGCTGGTTACGCTCTGGCTGTTCAGGTTGACAATGACCTTCACGTAGCTGGTACTGGTTTTGGTGATGGTGGTGCTGTTGTATTCAGCCCTGCTGCTACTGACTACCAACACACTGGTTGTTTCTTTAACGATAACGGAACTACCACTCAGTACACTGACGACACTCTGGTAGCTGGTGACGAGTTTACGGATGCGTTTTTTCGTGACATGATCCAAAAAATGGATGACAACAATGTACCGATGGAAAATCGTTACTTGATTATCCCGCCCGCAACGCGCAACGCGATTATGGGTATTGACCGATACGTGTCTTCTGACTTTGTATCTGGAGGCACTGTCAACAACGGTTTGATTGGTAACCTCTACGGCGTAGACGTATACGTGTCTGCTAACTGCAGAACCATTGAAGCTGCAGGCGACAATACAGCATCAAGCGTAGACACTCGCGCTGCGTTGTTGTTCCACAAAGACGCTGTTGTGATGGCAGAGCAACTGGCTGTACGTTCTCAGACTCAGTACAAGCAAGAGTACCTTTCTACTCTGTACACTGCTGACACCCTCTACGGTGTTCAGGTGTATCGTCCTGAAGCTGGTTTTGTTTTGGCAGTACCATCTGCTTAATCTACACAGGGGTCAGCAATGGCCCCTTTTCCTTTTGTTTGTTTTCTTAGGAGTAGTCTATGCCTATATTTAGAGGCACAGGTGGTTCAGGTAACGCCTCTACAGATGCTTATGCGTCTGAAATATCTATTCACGCCCAGACTGCTACTACAAAAGCAAACGAAGCTTCAACCAGCGCAACTGCTGCTGCAACAAGTGCTACTGCTTCTGCATCAAGTGCTACTGCTTCTGCATCAAGCGCAACAGCGGCTGCTTCATCTGCTACGGCTGCTGCAGCTACCAAAGACTCTATTGATGAGTTTTATCTAGGCGCTCAATCAAGCAACCCAACTGTTGATAATAACGGAGATTCTGTTACAGCAGGTGATTGGTACTTTAACACAGGAAGTAACACTACTAGAATTTATGATGGTTCTGCTTGGCAAACTATTAATCCAGACCTAGTAGGCGACACATCGCCACAGTTAGGTGGTAACTTAGACCTCAACAGTAAAGACATTACTGGCACAGGTAACGTAAATATCACAGGCAACATAAGCCTTAGTGGTACTGTAGATGGTCGTGACGTTGCAGCAGACGGAACTAAGTTAAACGGCATTGAGGCTAGTGCAGATGTGACTGACGCAACTAATGTTGCTTCTGCTGGTGCTGTTATGGACGGAGACTTTAGTTCTAACGGTTTTATGAAGCGTACTGGTGCAGGAGCTTATACCGTAGACACAAACACGTACATCACAGGCAACCAAACGATCACACTGTCCGGTGCAGTCACTGGCTCTGGTACAACTTCTATTTCTACAACACTGTCAACTGTTGACGGAGGAACTTATTAATGACTACAATTAAGCTAAAGAACGGTTCAGGCGCACCAGCGACAAGTGATCTTGTTCAGGGCGAACCTGCGCTGGATCTTACTAATAAGCGCCTCTACACAGAAAACGCAAGTGGTGCTGTAATTGAAATAGGTACTAGCCCTAGTACTATTGATATTAATGCAGGTACTATTGATGGCACTGCTATTGGAGGCTCTACAGCCGCCGCAGGCACTTTTACCACACTGACAGCATCCTCTAATGTTTCGTTTGATGGCGGCACTATTAAGCTAGAAGGAAGTTATCCTGTTGGCACTCAAAATACCGTATTGGGTGAAACTGCATTTGATTCTGCCCAAAGTGGTGCTGGCTACAACACTGCTGTGGGTTATAGCGCCCTTACTGCTAATACTACTGCCAGCTACGGCACTGCTGTTGGTTATGCTGCCGCATATGCTACTACTACAGGTGCGTATAATCATGCCTTTGGGTATACGGCTCTGTATTCAAATATAACAGGGCAATACAACACTGCACTTGGTCATGCCGCCTTATATAAAAATACTGTAGACGCTAACGTAGGGATTGGTCACAACGCTTGTTATAACAACATAACAGGCACTCATCTTACTGGCGTTGGATACGGTGCTTTGCAAAGTACAACCGCAGCAGGTAATACGGCATTGGGATACCTAGCTGGTTATGCAAACACAACAGGATATTACAACGTAGCAATTGGAGATTTCGCGCTTTACGACAACACTACAGGCACAAACTCTGTGGCTGTGGGTCACTACGCTGGATTTGAGAACATCACGGGAGATTCAATTACTGCCGTTGGCTCAACAGCACTGCAAAACAACACTACAGGAAACTATAACACTGGTATCGGGCGTCAGGCTGGACAGGTTAATACCACAGGAGCCTTAAATACTTTTGTTGGATTTCAATCAGGTGTTACTAATACTACAGGAGGTGCTCACACCGTTGTTGGTGCTCAAGCTCTTTTTTCAAACACAACCGGAAACTATAACACAGCCGTTGGCTATCCTGCGCTGTATGCAAATACAACAGGAGACTACGGCGTAGCCGTTGGATATACCACTCTAGACGCTAACACCACAGGGCCAAGAAACTGTGCCGTTGGCGCCTTCGCGATGACCACTAACACAACTGGAGGCTACAGTACGGCACTAGGGTCGTATGCTCTTTTCAGCCAAACCACGCCAAACTTTAATGTAGCTGTGGGCTATCAGGCTGGGTATACAACTAGCACGGGCTTTGATAATACCTATCTGGGAACCTATGCTGGCTACACAGGTACTACCGCCGAAAGAAATGTTTATGTCGGATATACGGCTGGTTACAATGGCACGGGCAGTAATAACGTAGCGGTTGGAAACTCTGCGGGTGACGGTATAACATCAGGAAGCAACCTCACCTGTCTTGGGTACGAGGCTGATCCATCAAGTGGTACAGCAACTAACGAGGTAACGCTAGGAAACTCAAGTATTGCAACACTGCGCTGTCAAGTAGCTTTAACGGTGCTGTCTGATGAGCGAGATAAGAAAAACATTGAAAGCCTTGGCAATGCGTCTGACTTTATCAAAGCCTTGCGACCTGTTTCGTTTGATTGGAATCAACGAGACGGCGAAAGAATGGGTCAATCAGATCACGGGTTTATTGCTCAAGAGCTAAAAACAGCACAGGAAGAAACAAACTGGCACGTTCCGCGTTTAGTTTACGAAAGCAACCCTGACAAGCTAGAAGCGTCCTACGCAACGCTGTTGCCCTCTGTGGTTTCTGCGCTTCAAGAGGCGCTTGCAGAAATTGAAATATTAAAAGCGCAAGTCGCTGAATTAAGTGGAGAGTAAAAATGACTGATGAAACTTTGACCGCAGAAGAAATACAAGCACACTACGATGCCGCTATGGATTCTGTAACTTTGTTAAACGCTGGCAAGTCAGAAGAGATGTCTAATGATGAATGGACTGACTGTAAGGCGCGCAACGTCGGTCATTTAGAAATCACGGTCGCCAAAGACTACTGGACTGACGCGCAGGATGTTTCTGTGCTTCAAGCCGCTATTGACGCAAACTCGTAAGCTAATGAATGGATCCTCTTTCTTTAATTGCTATGGCGTCTACAACCTTCAAAGGCATACAGACGCTAGTAAACAGAGGTGCTGAGATTGAGCACGTTGCTCAGAAGTTAGGGCAATGGTACAGCTTTGCGTCTGACATAAAACAAGCAGAAAAAGAAGCTGAGAGTCCCGGTGTATTCAAGAAGTTATTTGATGGTAACACCGTAGAGCAACAGGCACTCAACAGTGTCATAGCTAAGAAAAAACTAGAGGAACAGGAGAGGCAGATAAGAGAACTCATTGTGTGGTCATACGGCGTTGAGACGTATCAAGAGATGATAATGTTGAGACGTAAGATTAAAGCACAAAGAGAAGAGGTAATCTACAAACAACGCAAGAGGCAACGTATGCTACTAGATAGTTTCTTGTTGTCTATAGCCGCTGTCGTATCAGCAGGTATTATTTACGGTACGATAACTATCATCAAAGGTGCATAAGGATGGCAGATCAAGGTATGAAAGAGGTAATGGATACGGTTTCTGTAGCAACTGGTGTTGGTGCCTTGGCTGGCGTACTGCCTTCCTTAGCTGCGTTGTTGACACTCGTGTGGACAGGTATACGCATATGGGAAACAGACACGGTGCAAGGCTGGCGTAACAGAGGTAAGTCGTAAGTGTGGCAAGCACTCATTAGTCCTATCGCTGGACTCGCTAAGACTTGGATGAGCAATCGTCACGAGCAATCACAAGCTAAACATGTAGCTAAGATGCAAGTGATAGAAAACACAGCGTCTTGGGAACAGCACATGGCACAGGCTAGTGCTAACTCGTGGAAAGACGAGTGGTTCACAGTAGTCCTGAGTGCGCCTGTGATAGCTATTATGTGGGGCGTAGGTATGAACGATCTTGATATTATTGGTCGCGTAGGTGTGGCCTTTGCAGAACTAGGGAAGCTACCTGAGTGGTATCAATATCTTTTGTACGTTGCAGTCACAGCCAGCTTTGGCATACGTGGTGCTGACAAGCTGATGCAGCTTAAAGGCGGTAAGTAAGCTATGGATGACACAGTAGAAGGGATGCCCTATAGAGACTGGCTCTGTGAAAATGTCTCCCAGAAGTACTGTAACGATGAGAGCAACGTCCCAACCTTTTCTGGGTCTGGTCCTACCGGCGTTGGCGCAGTTATACCACCGTCACAAGCACCTGAAGGCTCTGTATCTCCGGGACAACTAAAGGCGCTTCAAGAGTGGCAAAGACTCCTAGACGCCTATGGTCGCGGCGAGGCGTCCTTGTTAGAGCTTAGAGACTTTGACTCTGACCCTTTATCTGGTATTGAAGGCTGGTCAGATTACTACTATGGATTTATAAACGAAGCTAACGATTCTACTACATGGGACGATGTTTATCAAACTCTAATTCAGGACGGAATGTCTCCAGAAGATGCTAAACAGCTTATTTTAGATACTGTTGCAAACAGAACTAACCAAAACGCAGTAACTATTGAAGGTATTTTAAACCGCTACGGTATTAATGTCGATATAATGGAGCTTCCGGGAGAAGCTGCGGGCGTTTACGCTATAGATGCTGACGGTGACGGTGTTGATGACACGCTTGTTCGTGGGATAGGAAATAACACGCAAGTAATTTTTGGTGCTGAAATTGATCCTAACGATCCTATAGTACAAGGCCAAATAGAAGCCAAGCAAAAATACGAGGACATAATTAACGGAACTTACGGAGATGATGATGACCGTGAGTGGGAAGACCTAGAAGAGTGGGAAAAAAATCAAGTATTAGACCAAAACGGTATACTGGATTGTAGTGACAGAGGCAAAGAACTAGGGAGGTGTTACGGAGAAGGAACAGCAGTAGATCCTAATGCCCCAGACTGCACAGTTGTTACTCAAGAAAACGCAGAAGATTGTGGTTTTACAATTGATGACTCCGGAAATTTAGTAGATAAAGACAGAGGTGACGAAGACGGTATAGCTCCTTTTTACACTAACTGTGGTGGAGGAATTTGGTCAGACCCGAATACTGAGTGTCCTGACGTTGGCGGTGTTACAGACTGTAATTTGGAAGAAAACAAAGATCTTCCAGAGTGTCAACCAGACCCAACTGACGAGTTCCAAGGACTCTACGACGAGTACGGAAAAGAAATTGTAGACAAAGTAAAAGGACTCTACGATAAGATCAAAAACAAGTGGGATAGGTGTACTGACCCAGAGAACGCTGTTGAGTGCGTTGGTGAGCTAGTAAGAACTATTCTTCCGGGACTTAGTGAGTCGTGTAAAGCAGGAGACGAACCCGGAGACACTTGGGTGCGAGACTGTGTAACCGTTGGTGTTATTATAGCTATTCCCGGCATAGACTTTCCTCTTCCGGGAGGCATCGGCGCAGATGCTACAATAGGTGAAATTGAAGACGCTCTTAAGGACTCTGGTAAGTCTATTGAAGATTTTCTTGAAGACCCCGTTGGTGTAATTTCAGAAGTTTTTGGAAACATCTGGGACAAAATTAAAGGCGCATGGGAAGACACTACAGACAAAACTTGGGGCAACTTAATAAAGATACTTACAGACGCTGGCTTTGGCTATATCGTAGGAATCTTAGGCGAAAGAATAAAAGACGAGATTGTAGTAGACTCAGGCAACCCGTTTTTACCTCTTGACGTCGTTAGGTGTGAAGAGGATGATTACTACGCAGCAAATCAAGATGCCTGTTTTGAAGAAGGGTACGTAAACTGTACTGACGGTGAAAACTCAAGTGGTCAAGAAACAACAGGAGGCATAATTCAAGGAACACTTGACGATTGTCCTGTAATACAAGACCCACGGTGTAACGGCATAGGAAAATATAATGAGGAGACCGAGAAGTGTGACTGTCCTCCGGGGTACGATAACGAAGTAGAAGACGAATCTGGAGACTGCGGTGATCAGGTTGACCCACCAGTAGACCCTTGTGACGAAGACCCAAAAAGTGAGTTGTGCGAAGGAAGTGACGCCTTCTGTGCTAAGGAAGAAAACAAAGATCTACCAGCGTGTAAAAAAGAAGTAGACTGTAAGGCTAATGATGGAATAACGCCTAGTGGAGCTATACCGGATCTGTGCGAAAAGTGTCCAGAAGGTCAAGACTTTAATAACGAAGGTGTATGTGTTAGTAAAGCAGGTCCGGGTGGTATAACGTGTGAAGACGATTATCCAGAAGAAGGTGCTCTAACTTTTGCTCTTCAAGAGCAACAAATATGGTGGGACGTTAACTGTGGCGGCGGTGGAGGAGGTGTTGATCCAC